CATCAGTACCGCCGGAAGTATTTGACCCAAGTAACTTGTAATTCTGATTAACGGATGTAGATGTATCCGATGTTGCTCCGGATAATGTCAGTGCGTTAATATCACGCTCCTCTGATATCACCAAGTACCTTGGCCAGATTGCGCTTTCATCAAAAGCCTCCTGGAATCTGCGGTTAACAAAGTTACCTATCTGGGTCTGTTCGTCCGGAGCTAGTTCAACTGCTCCGACTAGATTAGTTATCAGTGAGAACAGATCGCCATAGGTTCGTGTTTGCATTATGCTTTGTTCGGGCTAAGTTCTGGAATCTTTTTGTTGAAATACTGTACGAACTTTTTTGAGTGAACCTCATCGTGTCCGTATTTGTTAACTAGTCTAAAAAAGTCACGGGCCGGGATAGAAGCAACGGGCTTCCCCAGAACCGGGTGCGTTGTGCCTTTGAGTTGATTTGCTCGTTTAGCGGATTTGTTTTCTCTCTCCTCTTCGGTCCGGCGTTCCATCTCGAAGCCGAGTTTGATCTCACGCATGAAAGCGTCATCCACCTCGCCGTCCGAATAACGGGGGATTGAAGTAATAATATTCATAAATAAAAAGGTGGGGGGCCGAAGCCCCCCGACCAGAATTATTTAGCTTGCGGAGAAGCGAAGTGGGTCGAATATACGAACACCAATAATAACTTCACCAGCAGTCAAGTTAGCCACTGTTCCGCCGAACTTGTAAATCAAGTTCAAAGCAGAAGCAGTACCTACTCTTTCACCGGAACTTGCAGCACCCGAAGATGGAGTTGCTCCCGCTTCGATCTCTGTCGTTGCTGCCGAACCTAGCTTGAACGCTGTACCAGTATTGTATACAGTCGCGCCATTGTTACCATCAACATCGAACGATGCAATAAGTGCATCGTCGTCAGTTCCTGTTCCAACCTCAAGGGTGATGTCAGTAGCACCTGCAAGGGCTACGGACTCCACAGCACAAGCAACGTCAATAGCACCGCCAGCAGGGATTTGACCCCAGACGGTTTGGTTAGTGCTTGCTGCCTTGATGTCTTCTGCGCTTAAAACGATAACGTGAGTAAAGTCACCGCTTGCTTCGTTTACAGTTAATTTAGCCATAGTAATTTACCTCCGTGTTAATTAAGAAACGTCAGTGATCTTACCGTGAGCCTGTGGGTGGTAAACACCAAGGGTCAAGGCGCAATCAACGAATCCACGCTCACCGCCACCAAGATTTGGAAGGCGTGTAGAACCCATTGGGATCAATTCGTGGATACCTGCGTACTCAGGATTAAGAACGTAGCCGGACATTCCTGTAGTTGCGGATTCTGGCATACAATCAGGGTTAGCGTTCACAACGGAAACGATACCGTGATCGGACTGATACAGGTCAACAGTTACCTTGATTTCGGCTTCACCGTTTTGCATCATTACACGACGCATATCATTTGCGGCGCTTGTAGAAACACGAGCGAAGTCAGAAACATCAACACGAAGTGCAGTATCAGCAACAAGTGTCAAACCATCAGTTGTACCTGTTTGTTTGAAGATGCTTGTGATAATTGCATTGAGTTGTGTTTCAGTAAACGCAGCAGTATCAACGATGCTGTCGGCTGGAGTCTTGAAATCATTAGGAATATCAGAGGATGCACCAGCACCACCTTTATTCCCGGATGACTCAATCCATTTACCGAGTCCGCGCATTTTGTAAGGAACGGCACCAGTCTCAGCCTGACGATCATTTTCAGAACAGATAGTCTTTTCGATGTCACGCTTGAGTTCACGGATTGCCTTCGCCTCAGCCTGTGCAACCTTAGCAGGGCCTACGGAATCAACCGCTTCCTGAAGGTCAGAAACAAGATAAGAACGACGGAACTTTTGAACGTAGTTACCAAGTCTAGCACGACCAGCGAACTTGTCGTCAAAAGCAGTAACGTCTTCGCCCTCGGAGATACCAGCAGAAGATGGCTCAGCAAGGGAGTCAACGGTCCATTCAACGAAAGTTGAGGAAGCACCTTGTTTGTTAAGAGAAGAAAGAACCGGCGTTTCTTCAGGCGCAAGGATTGTCAGAACATCCAACAGATCCTCGCGATTCGAGATCGCTGATCCAGTTCCCGTTACCGCCTGTGGGGCGTTCGGGTCAAATGTATTTGAAATAGCCATGATTTATGGAATAATTTATCGATTAGTTAATTGAAGTTTTCGCATTTCGGCGTAATCACGAGGGTTGCCTGACTGTCGGAATCTCGCTTGAAGATCCTTTAGAGCTTTCACATTCTTGCCGGGACGCTTGTCAGAACGAGCAGAACTACTGGGTCCTGTTCGTGGAGGATTCAATGCGGTGCCGGGTTTGCTGTCCTTGACTAGTTTTCTGCCGTACATGCTGTTCGCTGCATGAGCAAAGAAATAATCAAGCTGCCCTGCTATATCCGGTGCCTCCTTTTTGATAACGCCTTTCAGCTTCTCGAATCGGGGGTCCTTGGTTATAGCTTGGAACTGCCTACGGGTATCATTGTCATCGCCGGTCATCCAAGAAAGCTCCTCCTCTGCTCGCTTGTTAAAAGCGACCTCGAGTTCTTCACCCTTTAATCGGGCTTGCACTTTGCTTAGTTGATCCGGGAGGAATGTTTTCTGTGACTTCCTAGCCTGAAGTAGGTGCCGGCGTACATCAGCCTTAGTTAGCTCCTTGCCGTCCACTTCTGTGATGACATCATCAGCAGCATAAGAATCACTCTCGAACAATAGATCCTCTGCCCATTCAACAATTTGTTCAACCTCTTCGGACTTGGATTGCAGTTCTTCAACTGTTTCCAGGTTAGCGAATGGATTGTTGTCTACTTTTTTGCGGGCTTTAAGTGGGTCATCTTGTTCCTTGAGACGAGCCTCAAGTTCAGCAAGTCGCTCCTCTGCTGCTTTGCGCTTTGCGGTCAATGCACCGAATCGTGCAACCGCTTTGCTACCTAGCTTCTCAGAAAGCTCCCGTAGTTCATCCTCGGACATAGTGTCCAAGTCAATCTGTGAAAGAACATCTTCGGAATCCTCTTGGATTTCCTCACCGGTTTCTACAACTTCGTTTTCCTCAGTTGTTTCTTCCGGTGCTGCTTCCTCGATTTCTTCGGTGACTTCTTCCGCTGCTGGCTCTTCAGCCTGCTTTGGAGTCAACTCCCCGATTCGTCGATTGGCAAAAGCCGAGACGGTCATGTTTGTAGCCACTGAACTTTGTTCTGCGTCAGCGTTCGCAGTCGTGATTTCGTCTGTCATAATATCCACTCATTTACGCCGAGAGATAGCGATGGGTGCATTATAGCACAAAGGGTTCAGAATGATTCACGGAATCTTGATTGCACCAATGGCCAGTCCGCCATTTGGAGAATCTGATCATAAGTTATGATACGGCCGGATATCTGCTGAAGTTGATCAGTCCCGGCCTCATGTAACTCCGAGATAGTTTCCTCCCGGAGTTCGTGTATCATCTTTATGAAACGTGCGAAGGTTTCGTGGTTCTGTAGGGCTTTTACGTCGTCCTGTATACTCATAAATTCTGTGTATCAACATTCCCCATTTGGGCGGGTGCAGTTCCGACACGACCGATTTGGGCGTTCTGTGCTTGCTGCATCTGGAATGTGTACTGACCGGAATACTTCTGGAGACGTGCCTGGAATGCTTGATCAGTCTGCAAGCGTTGGGCAACATCAGGTTGCTGAACGTATTCCTGTATTACTTGTATCGCAATACTTGCGCCAGCGGGTCGAGCCGGCATTTCAATACCAGCGAAGATCTTAGCTAAGTCATCCGTTACGTCCTTGACTACTTGCTGTTGAGCATCCTCCACGGGTTGCAGTACAGCATCCGCCATGACTGGGTCAATGCCAGCCGCGCCAATGTCCAGCAAGCTATCAAGATTCAGTCGATTGTTCGCATTGATTTGATTCAATGCAACGAACTGCTCAATCTTGCTTTTGACTGTATCCGGGTCCGTATTCTGCACATCGAAGTTAATCAGAATATCGAAGTCCTCATCCGGGTTACCCTTGCTGAATGTTTGTGGGTCCGGGGATCCGGTTACACGGAAGAATACTTCTTCTGGGCCGAACCGCTGGAAGCATTTGAAGGACATCTTCAGAACCTCCGCTGCATGGCTCAAGAACTTGTCCACTAGGAACTGCTGCCGGACTTGACTCATCTGTGAGCCTTCATCCAGTCCAACAATCCTGTCAGCTAGATCCGTCAATGTTTTTTCCATCTCGACGGAACCCTGATTAAAAGTTGGTGTCGGAGCGAAGTCCAAGTCCCCCTTACGACGGTACGGAATCATCCGACCCGGTCCCCAGTCATTCGGGGCTTGCCCTACTGGGTGCAATATCGGAGGAAGGGTAGCGAGACTATTTCTATCAATTCTGGAATCTCGCTCCACCTTTACTTGGTTCTGTATGCTTCGCAGTATACTGGGTATGGACTGAGCATCGTATAGACGCTTTGTGTCCTCTGATAAACGAGTCACTACCACGGGGTAATCCTCGTAGCCGTTCATTAACTCGAACTTAGCATAACCCGGAATATCAGCGGTACCAGTGAACTCCTTGTGGAATACAGTGCAGTAAATACCTTCTGAACCATCTTCTTCGTCGATGAGACGTTGGTAACCGTACACAATCTCGATTAGTTCTTCGGCCTCGTAAGCGTTATCGGATAAGCTGATCGAACGCCGGCCCTCTTTCTCTCTTTCGATTGAATAAATCTTTGTGCCTCGGTACTTGTCGATAACGTGTTCAACGAAGTCCTCGTCCCATCCGTCAGTGGCCACTTTGTTCTGTAGCTCCTGCGGAGTATAGTAAGTCCGCCAGAAGCAGTAAGGTGAACGCTGCGGATCAGTCACATAAGGCGGAAAGAAAAAGTCCCCGTCCGGGGCAAGTGTCTTGACCTCGGGTGCATTGACCTGACGGCGAACAATCGGGAGTTCCGCTGTTCCGTTCTTACGTAATTCTTTCAGGGCCTTCTTTGCTCGCTTCTCGCTTACGCCATCAAAAGTATTCTGCAAAAGAATCACGAGTTCTGTGTCGGACTCCCCGGATTCAATCGCACGGTAAACGTCCGGGCTGATCTGAGCAATCTGCTGTAGATCAATCTCCTGCTTGAAGCTACGGTCCTCGCGGTGCCATCCAACGTACGTCAAAAGAATGCCACGTTCCAGGAGGTAGTTCGCGCCTAGTTCCATCTCACGATAGAAGCGTGGAATGTACCCGGAGGATACCATCCACTTCAGGAAACTCGATACTAGTTTACTTCTAGCAATGTCAGTACTCTCAACCGGGAACGCCCGGACATTGGAGCGTTTCAATGAGGACATGAACAATGATACTAGACGAGTAATGCGTTCATCGATAACATGGCACTCAATATCGGAGGCACCCTCCCAGGGAAAAGCATCCGAACCGTGCTTACGGTGGTCACGGCTTTTGCCGGGCCAGAAGTTACGGCGATCATCGTACGAAGTACGGCATAGATCAAAGTACGCCTCGAGTTCGTTTACGGTTTGCTCGTATGCGTAATTAAGAGTTTTTACGTCGGGTTCATCCGACAAGTAGGTCAGAGCCTCTGATACTGAATCATTGTTCATTTATTTTGGATGGGATGGATTTAATCAATCGCCTAATGTATGTCTTGGACACGCCAATTCTATCATATAGGTCCTCAGTTGACATAGGCACCTGAGTCTCATGCTTAACGTGACGCTTCAGA